CAAGAGAGATATCTCAGTGGTGTGAATACTTTTGTACAGCATTTGCTAAGAGATTATCCTGGACTAGATCGTGAAACTTGTTTGTCCTTGGCCACTAGGTATCTTTTTTTGAATAGACACTATTTGCCACAGTGGCATTGGTTGGTCAATTTGGCCAGATTCATCGATCCTGATTGCCAGATAAGATTAAGATCTTTGGTTGATTTGTATCAAATCACGGATATAAAATCTCGTGCTGGCATCGCACCGTTATCATCAGATGAAGCCAAGAATCTTTTGTCTAACAATGATAAATTAGAATTTTGGTTTTTGATGGATCAAATACTTTTAGGAAGATCAGGGCAGTCACTGACCTGGCGAGAAATAATGCAGTTATATAAAGAACATCCATCAAATCCATTATCGAACATCGTAGATCGCATGGAATCTATACGACATGTACTGTGCTAGATTAGATCACTTTGTCCGTTTCAACCCCAACGGTTCTGTAAGCCGATGCGGGCACATGGTCGATGCTCCACAATTCGCTAGTCTGGAACAGATGGAGAATAGTACATGGTTGGCACAGATCAAACAGACCATGCTTGAAGATCGTTGGCCAAAGGAATGCGCCAGATGTCAAGAAACAGAACCAAACAGCATTAGGGCATACGCAGAAAAACTAGATGAAGAGACATCTCAACGAGACTATCTGCAGGTTGGCGGCGTTTTAGACAATCTTTGTAATGCAGCCTGTCAGACCTGTAACGAAAATCTCAGCACCAGGATCGGCAGTTTACAAGGCAGGATCTTTCCCATAATAGACAATTTCCAGAGATTCCAAGACTTGCCAAGACATCGTATAGTTCATTTGGACATCAACGGTGGTGAGCCCAGTTACAGCAAAAACTATAAAAAAATACTCAACGATTTGCCCCCTAACCTGCAGACTCTAAGACTCAACACTAACTGCAGTCGGGTGCTGACCGAGTTAGCGGATATCGCTCAGCGCGGTGTCGAAGTCACAGTCACAGTGAGTTGTGATGGCATTGGACCGGTGCATGAATTTGTGCGTTGGCCCATACCTTGGCAACAGTTTTACGATAATCTCATGGTCTATCGATCCATGCCTGTAAAATTAAATCTGTGGACTACAGTCAGCGTTCTCAATGTTCACGATCTATCAAACATACAATCTTTTGCCGAGCAACATGGTATCGATCACAGTTGGGCATATCTCAAGACCCCTTGGGAACTTGCCGTGGACAATCCAGATGTAGATGCCCAACAAGCATACATACGGCAACAAAAACAGTTGAGAGGTATTGACCTCGATTCGATGACATGAAAATAGCTATCACAGGGCATACCGCCGGTATTGGTCGATCCTTTGCTGGATATTTGGCCAAGCGAGGACATGAAATTGTTGGGTTATCTAAACGAGATGGCAACAATATCCGCAATACTCCTAAAATTGTTGCACAAATCACGGAATGCGATATGTGGATCAACAATGCTCAGTCAGGCTATGCCCAGACCGAATTGTTATATAAAGTTGTAGAAGCATGGAAAGATGATCACTCCAAGATGATATGGAACATCTCGACCATGATGACAACACAAGATAAATTACCGACCATGGAAGGATTATCGCCTACGGCTCTCATGGAATATAAAAATCAAAAAAGAGCCTTGGAAGATGCACACCATGAATTGAAATATCAAGGTCCTCGCCTTTGTTTAATCAGGCCTGGTGCCGTGGCCACCCAACCATACAATCAATCTGGTACCAATGCCGCAGATGTTGATCAGTGGGTGTCGACCGTCTGTGATTTTTATATACAATGCCGTGTCAACGATCTCTGGCCCGAGGAGATATCTTTGGGATTTCGATTACTAGCGCCTAATATCTAATGGATGCCAAGACAGCTCTCACTGACGGAACATTCTGCCCCATGCCATGGACCGGTCTCATGTACAATTTTGATGGATCGGTGAAAAATTGCATTCGTAGTGCGGGCACAATTGGTAACATAAAAGAACAGCCCATAGAAGAAATATTACACGGTCCATCTAATCTCGATACCCAATCGAGGATGCTGGCCAGCCAACCCGGTCAGAATTGCTACACATGCTATGATCTAGAAAACGGAAAGAAGAAATTTGACATTGCCAGCGATCGTATTTTTTATATACGCGAATTGAAAAATACTTCGTTTGATGTTTACAAATCGGGCAATCACGATTTACAAACCGTGGATGTAAGATGGAGCAATCTTTGCAATTTTTCCTGCGTGTACTGTGGCCCAGACTTCAGCAGTAAATGGGCCGGGGAATTGGGCATCAAACAAACAACACCCACCCTGGAGCAAATTGAACGATTTAAAACCTATGTGTTTGATCGTGCCCATCAACTCAAACATGTGTACATGGCCGGTGGTGAACCTTTGTTGATGAAAGAAAATCTTGAACTCTTAGAAATTCTGAAACAAAAGAATCCCGAAGTAAATCTTCGTATCAATACCAATCTCAGTAAAGTGGACACTCGTGTGTTTGAACTTATCTGCGGATTTAAAAATGTGCATTGGACGATCAGCGTGGAATCAATGGCTCACCAATTTGAGTATATCCGGTACGGTGGATCCTGGACTGATTTCGAAGACAACCTAAAGACGATCACTGCTTTGCCTCACCGGATCAGTTTCAACATGCTGTATTTTTTGTTGAATCATCGATCATTTTTTGATTGCGTGGATTGGTTGTTGTCCAAAGGATACCATCCTAACACCTATATCGCTGGGGCCTTGCTTGCACCCTTATACCTAAACATTAGGCATCTACCAGATCATGTGTTACAATCAACAAAACAAATACTCATGGACAGGATCAATCAACGACCGGGATATCTACTAGAAGATAGCTACCGAAATCTTTTGCACTATATAGATCAACCGTTTGAAAAAAATCTCAGTGGCTCTCTGCTTCGACTACAAGAACTGGATGCAAGACGCGGAGTTGATAGTAAAACCGTGTTTAAAGAACTTTACAATTTAATCTAAGGAAATAAATCATGGCCAAACCTTTTGATGTATCAAAATTCCGCAAGGAGATAACCAAATCTATCGATGGTCTTTCTATCGGCTTCAACGATCCTACAGACTGGATCTCCACAGGCAACTTTGCCCTGAACTATCTCATTTCGGGAGATTTTAATAAAGGTGTTCCGCTGGGCAAGGTCACTGTATTCGCGGGCGAATCCGGTGCTGGTAAATCTTATATCTGTTCTGGTAACATAGTTAAACATGCACAGGAACAAGGTATTTTTGTTGTGTTGATTGATACAGAAAACGCTCTAGACGAAGCATGGTTACATGCCTTGGGCGTAGACACAGATGAAAAAAAATTATTAAAGTTGAGCATGGCCATGATCGATGATGTGGCCAAGACTATTTCGACATTCATGGCAGACTACAAAGGCCTATCAGCAGATGAGCGCCCTAAAGTCATGTTCGTCATTGACTCAGTGGGCATGTTGCTGACGCCCACAGATGTGAACCAGTTTGAAGCCGGTGACATGAAAGGTGACCTGGGTCGCAAAGCCAAATCACTCACAGCCTTGGTTCGTAACTGTGTGAACATGTTTGGAAATTACAATGTAGGCATGGTGTGTACTAATCATACCTATGCGTCGCAAGATATGTTTGATCCAGATGACAAGATCTCGGGTGGTCAAGGCTTTATCTATGCTAGTTCTATTGTAGTGGCCATGCGCAAACTCAAACTCAAAGAGGATGAAGATGGCAACAAGATTTCTGATGTCATGGGTATCCGTAGTGCTTGCAAGGTCATGAAGACACGCTATGCCAAACCTTTCGAAGGTGTGCAGGTCAAGATCCCTTACGAGACTGGAATGAATCCTTATTCAGGACTTACAGATTTGGCTGAGAAAAAAGGCATGCTGAAGAAAGACGGTAACAAACTCATGTTCGTGACCTCAGACGGCGAGATCATCAAATACTTCCGCAAAGGCTGGGAGTCCAATGAAGATGGCTGCTTGGACAAGGTCATGCGTGATTTCCAAAATCAGAAAACAGAGGTAAGTACACCCGAAGAATCATCTGAGGAGGAATAACATGGCAGTAGATTTAGCACACGATCTTTGGCAAGAACTCAAACGATATATTTCAATTCCTGATCGCGCTGATGCCGCTGATACTCTGGTCAACCTTTTAGTAGACAATGACTATGATGCAGAACAGATCAAGGATGCGTTCAAAGGTGACAATGATGTCAAACGAGCATTACAGAGTTTCCTTGACGATGCTGAAGAGGACCTCGACGAAGAAGAGGAAGATGACTACGACGACAGTTATTGATCATGTGGTATAGCCGCGTAGTAGCAGATCTTGGTTCTATCCCTGATTTCATCGCGCACTACGAGCATGAACTTCAGGAGGCCAAGCGCGAGTGTAGGATTGGCGGCTATGTTGAGCACAACATCAAGGAACTGCCCGGGATAACTGAGCATCGTTTTAACCAACTACAAGAGATAGAAGCCATACTGAACTATCTCAACATCCAACTGAGAAAAATTCGCCGCCGGCATTTCCAGAAGTATCTTGAAGCATATCAGCGAGCACTGACCAGCCGAGATGCAGAAAAATATGTAGATGGTGAGGATGAGGTTATAGATTTTGAAACCATAATCAACGAAGTAGCACTGTTGCGCAATCGCTGGCTGGGTATTATGAAGGGATTAGATACCAAGCAATGGCAGATGGGTCATATTGTGAGATTACGCACAGCGGGCATGGAAGACATCCAGGTATGATTTTCCGTAACGCCGAAGAAAGCCATCAACACGCTTTACAAA